AATCCATGATGGAAGAAAGTGTTTCTGAATTCGATGAGATTATTGCTGATGCAATTAGTAGTTGGTCGGCAGGAAAGGTCAGTGGAATCAAAAAGGATATCGGGAAAACGGATGTTGAATCATTGAAAAAGTTTAGAGACCATCTGAACGAAAATATTGAAAAAGCAGCAAACATTGAGAAAGGAGAAGTTGAGGAGATGCTAAAAATTGACAAGAGTAAAATGTCACCGGAGGAAAGAGCCGCTTACGATGAAATCGTAAAGAAATATGGATTTGAAGAGGAGACTGTTGAGAAATCCTCTACAGTAAAACCGGGAGAGAATGACGACGGAGAAGAAGATCTGGATGATGGAAAGAATGGTAAAAAGACAACAACGAAGAAATCGGCAGCATCAGAAGTGGGAGACGATATTTACAAGGGTCTGCATCCAGCAGTTAAGGCAGAGATTGAAGCTCTTAGAAAGTATCGCGAAGCTGCGGAAAACAAAGAATTCATGGAAGTTGCAAAGAAATATGAGATTATCGGTAAAAAACCAGAGGAACTGGCGCCTGTTCTGAAAAGTCTTAGAAATGCTGGTGGTACAGCTTATGACGATATGATTTCAACGCTGGATTCCATGGTTGCCATGGCAGATAGTTCCGGTGTATTTTCTGAGATTGGAAAATCTTGCCGCGGATCTGCCGGAATTGTTGCGAAAGGGAAAACGGAGTCACGTGTAGAGTCTATTGCAAAGGGCTACATTGAAAAAGACCCGTCTCTGAGCTACACAGATGCAGTTGCAAAGGCATGGGAAAACAATCCTGATTTGCTTGCGTCTTATGATGATGAAGCGGGATTTTAAGAAGGAGGAATAAAAATGGGAAAGAATTTTAATGGAACGCTGATTAACGGCTCTCAGACAATTACCGAGAAAGCGGGAGCAGAAATCGCAGATTGTCGCAATAGAATTGTCAAATATGATTCAAACGGAGATGTGGTCCTTGCTACTGCTGGAACAGATATACCCGTTGGTATTGCAATTATTGAGGCTGGATACAACGATATCACTGGAACAGAATCTGGAAAAGTGGCAAAAGGTGATGATGTAGATATCCAGGTCAAAGACATCGGATATGTCATTGCTGGTGCGGCAATTAAGAAAGGACAGGAAATTACATCCGGAGCAGACGGGCTTGCGGCCGTGGCAGCAGCGGGAAATTATATTTTAGGTATTGCTTTAAGTGATGCATCAGCAAATGGATATGTAAGAATTCAGATTTCAAAATATCAGAAAGCAGATGGTGTAGGAGCCGGAGTTGGCGCATAACAAATAAGGAGGAATAAATACATGAGAAATTCAACAAAAGGTATTGCGGCAGAAATTGCAAAAGGGGCATTTAGACCTCATACAGCACTTACAAATATGGCGCTTTCATATTTTCAGAACCCGGGAAATTATTTTGCAAAATCAATTTTCCCGATTTGTCCTGTAGATTTGTCAAGTGATAACTACTATGTTTTTGACAAAGCAGATCTTTTGAGAGACGGATGGAAGAGAAAACCTGCGTATGGAAAGGCAGATCCGACGGTTGTTTCTGAATACACGGAAACATATAACTGCAAAGTTGATCAGATGATTATGGGAGTTGATAATATTCGCCAGACAGATCTTCAGCGTCGCATGGGACCGGCAATTAGAGATCCGCGAATTCAGAGAACAAGAACTATTGCAGAGCAGGCAAACATTCATCAGGATTATTTGTTCGCAGAACATTTCTTTAAAGCTGGTGTGTGGTCTCAGGAGTACACAGGGGTTGATAATACAAGTCCGTCTGGTGGCCAGTTTATTAAGTTCTCAAATGATAACTCCGATCCTGTAAAATTCTTTGATGAGAAAGCAACAGAAATGCAGGAAAAGACTGGAAGAAGACCGAATCGTATTGGTCTGGGGGCAAATGTTTACACTGCTCTTAAAAATCACCCAGGTATTCTTGAGAGAGTAAAATACGGTGGAACTACTGCGAACCCGGCAAATGTAACTTTGAATGTGTTGTCACAGTTATTTGAGATGGAGAGAGTTGTGGCCATGCAGTCTATCGTGAATAAAGCATCGATGGGTGCGGATGCCGATATGGGATTTATTGGAGATCCGAACGCAATCTTACTTGCATATGCAACGAATAATCCAGCTATCGATGAACCGTCTGCAGGGTATATTTTTACATGGGATATGCTTGGGGATGGACAGCTTTTGCCGATTCTTAGCTATCCGGGAGAGCCGGGAACTCATTCTGATTATGTAGAGGGGCTTATGGCAAGTGATATGAAGAAAACAGCGGACGATCTTGGAATGTTCTTCAAAGATGCAGTTTAAAAGTTAAGGAGGTTACGTATGAGGTTAATTGCTAAAAAGCCTTGTTCGTTTGGTGGACGCACATTCTATATCGGAGAAGAAATTCCAACCGAATTTGTCTTAAATCCTAAAGCGCAAGAGAAGCTTGGTGTCATTGCCATTGTTGCTTGCGGAGGAGAAGTAGGAATGAAACAGGAAGATATGGTGGCACAAGTAGGAGAAGTCGAATTCGGCGTACCGATAAGACAAAAAAACGGAAACATGACATTGTATTTGAGTGAAGAGCAGATATGCTCTGCTGTAGAAATAATGCAAATGAGCCCGGCAGAAGCGAAAGAAGCGATTAAAGGCATTGCGTCCGAGAATATCCTGATTCTTTTGAACGCATGCGATTCAAGAAAAGCAATAAAAGAAGCAACGGAGGCTGCAGCCTCCGGGCTTACCGCCGAGGAAGGAGCGGATGAAAGCGAAGGTGATGAGTGATGGCTGGCACCTATACCTACGATCCGTCAAAACTGTCTGATCGAGGAAAAGACCTTATGCGTTTTGAACTCGGAGATACCATGGTGGAGGGGCGTGAGAAAACTTCTGCACTATCAGATGAGGAATATGAGGCATTATTGGAGATGAACAAGAACTGGAAGAGAGCAAAGCTTGCCTGCATAGAGTCTATTTTTAGACGGTTTTCGTACGAACCAGATACCCAAACAGGACCTTTGTCGCTTCAATTTGGAGCAAGGGCAAAACTGTGGCAAGAGGAGTATGAAAAATTAAAAGCATCCATATCAAAGAGCTGCCTGTCTGAATCAGCAATTAAAATGCAAGGGGATTCCTATGGAAGCCCTTATTTTTATACCGGAATGATGTCAATGGAGAAAGAGGGCAGATGAAATGATGTATCTTCGACCAGGAAATTTGTACAAGGATTTTCTTGTAAAAAGAATGAAGAATGATGTTTCTGAGATTGGACTGCCCATTAAAGGCTATACGGATACAGGAGATTTGATAAGCGGTGTGTTGGCGGAAGCTGATACAGATGACAGTGAAAGGAAAAAGCACTTATGGGATCAAAATCAGCATTCGCTTACGCATACGATTGTAAGCGAAGGAAGTCCGCTGGCAAGAAAAGGAGATCTTCTTGTTATGGGCGAGAGAATGTTTCTTGTACTTGTTGTAGATGATGCCGGAGGACTTGGTGTAGCGACAATTTATTATGCAGAAGAAAGGAATGATTTAAGATGACAGCAGGAAATGCATCTGAATCTATTCGTCAGGCGGTGAAAGAGGCCGTAAGAGAGGTAAATCAGCAAACAATGGGAAAGGCGTTCCGTGTATCGAATGCAATGAGAAATAGCGCGATTGAAGTTCTCACCAATCCAAGTCCTTCAGCTCCGGGGAATCCACCTGGAGTAAGAAGTGGATTTCTTCGGAGGGCATGGAAGACTGGAGTGAGAATGAATGGAGGGAATTCATATTCCGGCATATCGGTAACAGCATATGCGGATTCTATGGCTTCATATGCCGGATATTTGCAGGATGGTACAAAGAAAATGGCGGCAAGACCATTTGTTGATCCGATACTTGACGATGTAGAGCCCGAGGTCGATTCTATTTTTTCTGAGTTTTAAAAGGAGGTATGTATGCTGATTATAAGGAATCCAACAAATGTTTTTGATGTAAATGAGGTGCATAGAGGCACCTTGATATATGCAAAGCACAAAACTTGGAGCGATCCGGAAATGGGATTTGTAGTTTCCGTAACTGGAAATAAGCTTATTGTCCAATATCCACCACGAATCGGAAATGTAACAAATCACTTTTTTGTGTATGCTGACGAGGTGGCAAACGGGGATTGGGAAATCCGCTACAGTAATGATCTGCAGGTGATATCAAAACATCCGGACGGAGGAGAATAGGATGAATCTAATAAATCTGATTTATAAAAGATTGCTGGAATCCGAGAAAATAAAAGCGCTGTGTGCTACTTATGCAGGGAAGCCAGCCATATTTAACACAGAAGCCCCAGACGATAAGCAGGAGGGGTGGGGTGGAAAAGTCCAGTACCCAAGGGTTACCTTCTCGTGCGATATGCAGGCGAATGAGGAACGATCAAGCGTAGGCACTCTTAATATCGTAGCTTACACAGAAAGCACCTCTCTGGTCATTTTAGAGATTGAAGCGGCTATTAAGGAGTGCTTTAGGCCACTTATAAATGATTTTCTACGCAAAATGGCAAAATTTCGGCATCAGGAAAATCAAGATGTAAGCGCCGGAACAAGGATAA